TTAAGCAGAATTTAAATCAATCGGTTTTAAAATCTGCTGAATCCCCGATTTATAGCCATTCACAAGTACTAAAGCATATAAAGTCAAAGCAGCAAAGATAGTAGTCAATAGCCCCATTTTTGATCTATGACGGCTATGCTCAAGATCAAATTGACTTTTCATCAACTTGAATGGCGCTTCAATAATCCCTCGTTTTTTTAATACAGCATGATCAAAGGGGGCTAGAACTTGTGGTTTCATATTCCTTTTCACTCGTGTAATCAGTTGAACCCCAACTTCTGCAAGACGAGATTTCCAGTTCTTACCTACATAACCACGATCACCAAATAACTTGCCTTTTAGTTTTGAATGTTCAATTAAATCAGGTAATACCTTACGGTCATCCACGTTACCTGTTGTTATACAATAAGAAACTAAACGTCCAATATGATCGCAAATTAAATGGATCTTAAAGCCATAGAACCAATCAACAGAGGTTTTACCTCGGCTTGCACTATCTGCAAATACACGATGCTGATGAATCCTTTTATTGTGACATACCGCAAGTTTAGTTGAATCAATAAATGCAATTCCTGCTGAATGGACTTTTAAACTTTCAATGAGAGCAACGAAGTACATGGCATATTTTGCTTTTAGTTCAATGAATCGACTGTAGCTAGGCAAGTTGGTAAAATATGAACAAAGAAAGGGCTTTGCCCAATAAAGGTAAAAAGCTTTAAAGTTTCGACTCCCCGTCAAATGAAACCACAATAATAATGTGATCACCTCGGAGGCATGAATTTTACTTTGACGGAGTCGTTTGGTCTGCCCATAAGTCAGCATATATTGTTCAACATTTTGAGTAATGTCTGTGCAGAAATCATCAATGAGGCAGAAAAGTGTTGTAAGCTGTGTATCAATAGGCATTTGAGAGAACTCAGTTTTTTGTCGTGATTAAATTGTGACTCAAATGCCTATTCTTTTAAACTTCCTTATCCCGAATTCACGTTATAATATTTAACTAACCAAACAAAAATAATTATCGATAAACAATACTTTCAACTTTTATTAACGCATAATAGCTTAATCGAATTTAACCCTTTTTGAGATTTATGTGGAAAATAAGCAAATTTCGCACTTAAATATAGCTCAATGTTTTTACCGCTTATTTGAAAGAAGAAGTCATTTTTTATGAAAATCGTCATTCTCAACAATTCTAAAGATAATAATCTGTTGTAATCTGTATCAATCTGCCAAAACCATGCAATTCAAGAGATAGCTATAATTATTTGTCTGTTTTAATCTTTTATAATCTATTTTAATCTCCGCAAAAAACGGGTATCGTGGCGGGTAACCTCTTTTCATTACCCGTTACCCGTATGCTTTCTGACTCTAAAATCAAGACCTTAAAGCCAACTGAGAAAATGTATCGCATTCTTGACGCTGAACGTCTGTATATAGAAGTGCGACCATCTGGTAAAAAAATATGGCGCTTTAAATATACTTTAAATGGCAAGGAAGGAACTATTAGTTTTGGTGAGTACCCGTCTGTATCATTAGCTGATGCCAGGAAGCGAAAAGAAGCCGCAAAGGCCTTACTTGCGAAAGGCATTAATCCAGTTGAAGACAGAAATCAGAAAGAAGAAGAAAAACGTGCTGCAACCAATAACAGCTTTAAGGCTGTTACAGAAGAGTTCATTAAAGAAAAAATGAAGTATAAATCCGAAGGATATGTAGATCGTTTTAAAGGGGCAATGGAAAGAGATATTTATAAGATAATCGGCAATAAGCCAATAAAAGAAGTTAATTCAGCAGATGTTCTTCAAATTATGAAGAACACAATCGAACGAATAAAGAAACAGGATAACTTTGCTACAGGTGAAGCCGCAGCCAATCTGAATAGGCGCTTTATTGGGCTAGTCATGCGCTATGCGATTGTAACTCTACGCACTGATACCGACCCGACCTACGCAGTTAAAGAGGCTATTGAAAGCCCACAAGTAGAACATGCAAGACCACTCGAGCCACATGAACGGACTACCCTTCGCACTAACATTGATACTTACAAAGGCTCTTCTACTGTTAGAAATGCCACACTAACCTTGCTCTACTCAATGTTGAGAACAATTGAAGTAAGAAAAATGGAGTGGCCATTTGTTCACTTTGATGACCGGATAATTAAATTCCCTAGATCATCTCGCCGGAGAAGGCAAGAAAGGTCAATGAAGATGGATAGAGTTCATATCGTACCTATGTCTGATCAATTGTATGAAATATTGAAAGACCAGTATGCAATCACTAAAGGTCAGAAGTATGTATTTGCATCTCCTCAGAAACGCGACTGCATGATTTCTAGGACAACGTTAAATAAAATGCTTACTTATATTGGTTTAAATGATGTAACTGCCCACGACTTTCGTGCAACCGCATCTACCCTTTTATATGAGAAAGGTTATGAAGAGGCATGGATTGAAAAACAACTTGCTCATGCAGAACAAAATAGAACAAAAGCATCGTACGACCATTCGCAGCACTTAGATGCTAGACGGAAAATGATGCAAGATTGGGCTGATATTGTAGATAGCTGGAAAGACTAAAAGTTTTGCTTCTTATCAAAAGTCCATCTTTTGCCATTGTAGGTCACGGTGCCATCTAAATTAATCGGCAACTCTTTTAATGAGTAGTCATAGATTTTAAGAACAGTCCCGTTCTTATCTAAATCAGCGGGTAGATTGCAAGTATTCTCCATTCTGCCCGCTTCTGAAACCATGATCATGACTTGCGACATCACAAAGCCCTTACACAAACCCTACACCAATATTATTAATCGAGTGAGCTGTGCATTCTAATAAGTGAAGGCACAGCTTAAAACTATCTCAAGTATATAAAACTCAATTAAATTAATACGCGTTAGCTATATAAAACTTGCAATCTGGAATTTGTTTTTGAAGATTAATATATTTTTCTTTAACCTGATCTTGTTTTTCCTTTTCTGCACCTTTAGCAAATAGATTAAAAGCCTTAGATTCTTCTTGATACTTCGCTCTAAGGTTAGTGCAATCTTCTTTGTTTTTTAAAGTAGTTTTAACCTCTTCCTCGCTTATTTTAGTATACATTTTATCGCCTATACGCAAAGTTTTGCCGTCTTCAGAAAGATTAAAAGGTATAACGGTTAAGCCATTGTTTACACCCAATTCTTTCTCTTTTTTCTCTAGAACAGTGCCTGTCTTTTTATTTCCAAAGAAATCTTTTTCAGCAAGAATATTATCGTTTACCAAATATGTCTCTTTATCTTCTTTATAAATACTTAAAATTCTTGGGGAAGTAGAATTTTCAAGTTTCCAGTAACCAATATATTTATCGTATGGTTTAGAACACGCTGTCAGGGCTAATGCAATCAAAGTTAATAAAAATACTCTCATTTTTTCCTCTAATACTTAAAGTAACTTATAAAGGGGCATCCCATTACATAATTTATGAGAAAAGGTGTATTAATTTAAAATCAAACGTGAACTCTCTTCTCAAAGTTAAAATTACAATAAAACTATACAGTCTTGTCTACCCCTACTTTGTTATGATTCTGCCAACTGATGAATATAAGAAGGAATTGATTTGGCAACACCATATATAACAATAGGCTGCCCGACCACTGGAGGTGGCCAAGTAATTTCTGGGAACAGTTTGTTCCAAATTGACGGCATTCCCGTCGCTTGTACGGGTGACAAAGCAACATGCCCGACACATAAAGTTACGGCCACCATTGTGTCTGGCGATCCATATATGAATATTTTTGGTAAGATGGCAGCTCGTGCTGGTGATAGCTTATCTTGTGGCTGCAAATTGCTACCAAAACAAAGTTTGGTCGTTCAAGATAATGGTGGTGGCACAGAATCTACACCGCCTCCCACCAATAGTTTCCAACCTAGTCAAATAAAAGAATTCGGACAAAAGTTTTTGATTGTTGATGAGACAACTTCAGAACCATTAGTTCAAGTTCATTATGAAATTCACAAAGAAGGAAGTTTATTTTCAAAAGGAGTGACCGATGAGCAAGGGTATACTCAATTTATATCTGGTACTGAAAATGAAGAAATCGAATTAAAAATTATAGTAGAGGATAAAGATCATGAACACTGTTGTAAGCCTTAGAGCTAAATTACAGGGTAAGGATTTCGTTGAGAAAAATCCAACCACTGTAACTATCAATACACGCAGAAAATTGACAAGCGGAGAAATTGCTCTTGCTAAGACCATGTTTAAAGAAGCAATAGACTATACAAAAGTTGAAATTATTCGTGGGGGTTTATTTTCAATTCCTACTATGAGTAAGAATGCTATGACCCCATTTGGTAGTATTCATTTACCAAATGAAGATTATGATAATATCAAAGACTTCTCACAAGATCGAAAAGCCACGAATAAAATGTGGTTTATTCACGAAATGGCTCATGTTTGGCAGTATCAATTAGGATTAAATACAGCACTTCGAGGACTCGAAATAGGTGCAAGAGGTGGTTACAGTGATGCTAAAGCTTATGATTATGATCTAGCTCATGATGATCAAGGTAAACAATTTAATCAATTTAATTTTGAACAACAAGCAGAGCTTATTAGTCATTACTATGATGCATATTATTTATCTGTTCAAGGGCATAATTACCCCGTCTTACACAATAAAAATGTTATGCAAAAAACTGCTTTAAAAAATGTTTTGAGTGAATTTCTGGTTAATCCATCTGATAAGAAATTGCTATCACAGAACTATGGAAGTATCTATTACAATCATAAGCCTAAAAGAGATTGATGATGAATAAATATTTATTATTAATCTTCTTAATGATACCCCTTTCTATCTATGCAACTTCCAATCCATATAGGGGTGGTGAAGTAAATATAGAATTAAAAAATGATACGCCATGCTTTTATATTGATGATATGGAGCAAAAAGGTGTATTTAGTATTGTTTTATTAAATTTATCAAAAAATAGTAAAGATTATTGGAGTTATAACAGCTCTTTCGATAAGAGTTATCCAACAAAAAACAATTGTGTTGTTCTTAATGAAAAGAACTTTAATGGCTTTAAATCTTTAAAGGAAAATACCCCATACAGTGTAACGTTGGGAGGAGTAAAAACAGCTTATAACAGGGATTTTTGTATTACAAGAAGATCAAAAAAACTTGTGATACAAGATTTAAGAGCAACACAGTGTGTAGATAGAAAACCTAGTTTTTGGGACAATTTTAAAAAATTATTTCTATAAACAAATACAGCCCTGAATGATCAGGGCTTTTTATTATTCTTATCTTTCAGTAAATCATGTAATAAAATGCCAATCATTAAATTACATCAACTTTCCGACAATTACTATTTTTCAATAACTTAAATCAAAAATAAAAAGTTGATCAAATACTGCAGACAAGTTGACCAACCTTAGGTAGTTGGCACAAAATGCTAATTAACAACGCACTGTACGCAGATACTTACTCGAATATTGTTTTTGATCGAATGTGCTGTGCATCCTGAAAATAGAATGCACAGCAAGGTAATTAAGGAAGCTATCCTTGAGCGTTTGCAATGAAAGACTTTCATATAACAACCCGATTAGCGATCCAGCCGTAGAAAAACTGCTCTTGGCTTTTATTTCGCTCACAAATCTCGATATAGCGCTGACCTTGCATAATATTGAGAACTCGCACTAAAACTTTCTCGCCTTCTTTACCGCGCTTGGCTAAAAATGTTTTAAGCGCATTTAATGTAGCTGGACCATAAACCCCATCTACTGATAAGTCAGACCAGCCTGCTTTACCCTGATTGTTTAACAAATTCAATGCACGCTGCAATATAGGCTTTGCGAATCCAGTACCACAGTTCACACCAGTATCTAATAGTTCTTCAGCCACGACTGGACTAATAACATTTATTTGGTCGAAACGTGGTGATAACCAATATTGCTTTTTATAAATTGCCTTTGCAGTTTCGAGTGGCAAATCTCGCATGTTGCCCTTAAAACCATTCGCACGTGCAACTGCTTCAGTAATTCCGTATTTTGTTGCGCCACCGCGATCAGCAGGATTATTTACATATCCACCTTCACGCTTAATTAACTCATCAAGATATTGTTCGATGTTCATAATTAGCCACCTGTAATATCATCTTTTGACTTTTTAATTTCTTTAATTACTTCGACAATCGTCTTGCCTTCCTGTTTATCAATGAAATTAAATACCCACCTGATCAAAGCCCAACCCGGCAAACCGCATACAAAGAAAAGTCCACCTATTGCAAACCATCCCCAAGTATCTGTAGCCCATGCATGAAGGCTGAATTTCATAATGATTAACGAACCGCCAGCCAAACTTGAAACAACTGTGCAGATCAGACCAACTGCCCATTCTTGTGGCGAACGAGGCATGCGGGTCATCAAGACAACTGCTGCAACTAAGGCAACTGCAAGAGTCACCATGATTGCCACCCCATAAAATTTTAAAATTGCAGCAAAGCCGCTTGTGGAAACTGGTTCCATTCATAACTCCAGAATATTTTGGCAATAAAAAAGCCCTTAGCTATTTAAGCAAAGGGCTTGTGGTGGTTTGGTGGGTAAGTTAGTTGCTTGTAACCTTCTTACCTAATTTAATAAATGGTTTCTCATATAATTGATATGAAATATTTGCTGCGACAATAGTCACAATTGATGTTGCAATAATACATAGCAGAGGCTGATGAATTACTTTATTTACAAATATATAAACTACAGGATGAAGAAGATAAACCCCGTATGTTGATTCACCTAAGTTAGCAAAAGGTTTGGCAAACCAACTCGGCAAATCAATTTCAAACTTATAAAAACCTAAAGTTAAGGCAATAGAAGCTAAGGCAAAAACTACTCGGTTAATACCAGTTGCAATGTTGATTTGATCACCTGCAACTGGATAGAAGCACAACACTAATAGAGACATAACTATTAATAAATTGGCTGTGTTCTTCATATGTAAATCATGGAAGTTGTAGTAGAGAGCAAGGCCACATGCATACAAGAAAAAGTTATTAAAAGGGTTAATGTACGTATGCCATTGATCAGACAATGTTTTACTTGGATCTAGCGCATAGAAAGCAAAATAAGCCCCAACGGCTACTAGCCCTAAAACAGCTAAATTCCCTAAATGCTTATTTTTGGCATAAAGCATAATAAGGAAAGGCGTGAAGGCATAATAAAATGTTTCATTACCAATGCTCCAAGCACCCACATTGATATACTGATCTGGAGCAATAAATCCAAATAAGAGCGTAATATTTAAAAATATTTTGTAAAAATCAAGTTCGCCTCGAACAAGAAAATCAATCCCTACAATAACCCCAATTGTGATCCACAATAAAGGTAACAAACGGAATAATCGTCGAATAAAGAAAACAAAAGATGTATGAAAATTCTTTATGTAGTTGTTATATACAATCCCCATGCTCAATCCAGATAGAACAAAGAAGATCGAAACACCATATATACCGAAATTGCCTAATATGCTTCCAGATTCAGGGTGAAATAATTGCCAACTAACTAAGTGGTAAATCATGATTGCGAAGGCCATTACCCCCCGCAACCAATCTAACGTTTCAAATCTTTTCATAATTTATTATCATGCTGAAAGAAAATTTCGGCAGAATAATAACATGATCAACGGTATTTTGTTTTAGCTCGGAGAGATAACGCTTTAGCTATGCTGTCTGTCCCATTGTTTAAAAGCCAGTTCTCAAAAATATAACCAAGATAGTAATTACCACGTACACCTGCTACAGTAAAATTAGACATTAAGTATAAACGCTGATCAGCTTGTTGAGTCGGCTTAATATTTGGAACTGTACTATTTGAGTTAGATTGAGCCCCATCTTTATAAATAAATGTTCCTGTGGTTAATGCATTTGATGCGTAACCAATTCGACTACCATTTAAGTTGCCATCAACACCAACAGATGCACCCCAAAAACGATGGGCCTCATTCCATGTATTAGGGTCATTATTAGTAGTAGCATTCCGTGTAAGTCGCTGATCAACGGCCACATAATCAGTTGAGACTTTAGCTGGATCAGTTGATGCGTCAAAGCCTTCTTTATTGAATAGCGTTTGAAGTGGGAATAATAAAGCACTAGCACCATAACCGCTTCTTGCAGGTACATGATGGATCGTATGTGCAATAGGATTTGCAATAGCGAATTTACCTGAAGAGTACCCATACAAAGTACTCGTTCCTCCCGCATACAACGAAGGTTTTCCATCAACTTCAGTTGTATGAATTGCGTTCATAGTACCGTTTTGAATGATGATGTCGCCAGCAGGATTAAATAGGTTATAAAGCTTGGTAATTACTTTAGTCACCGGATCAAACTTAACACCCCATGCAGCCGAAGTAGCAGACAAGATATCAGTTTCTGGAATGCTGTTTTGGAAGATAAATTGCAAGACGTCAAGTACAGCTTGCTGATCATAGATAACGCCACCATCTGATTCAACTCGCGATTTATAGGAAACAAAATCTGGAATAGCTGTTAAGTCAGTCAATGCGTTTTTAGATTTAAATACTAGTTGTTGTCCCATTTACGCGACTCCAATCAAATTTCTTAGTGAAACAATAGAAGTTTTTAGAGATGAGTAATTATCTGCTTCCCATAAAAGCAAATTTTTCTCATAGCTCAATTTCTCAATGCATGAATATGCGGCAAACACTTCTGTATTTGGCACGTCATATTGCGTCCAGTTCAGACCTGAGTCGTAAGAATTCCAGACCTTTAAGTTTTTGCGGTTAAGATCGTTAGCGCAAATGAATTGAAGCTTTGGTGTACTTCTGTCATAAGCGTTTTTGCTTTGGATTAACCCAGACATTACACGTGCATTAGTAAGTCTTGGTGCAGGAATGTCTATAAAAGTAGACAAAGTACCATTTAAAAGCTTTACTAACTTTTTGACCTGAATTGTAGGATCATTAGTTCCACCGCCTGCTGTTTGATCAAGACGAATTGCAAAGATTAAATCACCATTCAAATCTTCGGCACATTGGACTTCATTGCCATAAGGGATTTCAGCAAAGGCGCCACCATGCCATGTTGTTCCACCATCATCAGAATAGATATACCCGGCACGGAAATCCGATGCTACATATGCTTTACCTGAATACCAAACTGGAAAAATAATACGACCGTTATTGGACCCATAGCGCTTAACTAGTCCTTGAGAACAAGGGCATAAAAGGTTATAGAAAGTCATGTTTAATTGTGTGCCGATATTTTCATAATCAGACCACGTCAAACCATCATCATCTGAATAACGTTTATAGATATAGTGTTCACTAGTTCCATAACGCTTAACATACAAACAAATTACACGTCCGCTATCTAATTTCGTCGCACAAGCATTCATAAACGTATAAAAGCCACCACTCGGACGAACTTCACGAGCATGAAGGGCTTTGATGTCACTTGTTGTTATTTCAAATGTGCTTTCATTAACTGTTAGAGTACAGACGCCTTGAGAGTTCTCCCCAAAGTCGTCATCGTTTAAGCGTGCTTCAAAGAAACACAAATACTTGTTCTTCTGAATTCGAGTAATTGCAGGAATACGAAGTTTAGTCACATTATGAGGAAATACAGCTGCAGCATTTACGTCGGCTGCTGTAATAACTGTTTGCTGTTGTTGAAATTCACCCATTGTCTGAACTGCGAGTGAATCTGTTAAAAAAGCAGACTGATTTACAGAATCAACATATTGACGATTTACTGATGCAACTTTATTCTCAATGTAATCAGTTAGTACGCCAATTTTTGGTAGAACAGTTTTCCCGTCTGAGGTAATCCATGCGACAGGCAGACCATTTGCATCATACAAAGCATTAATATGCTTGCCATTTTGCGTGTAAACGCTTTTCTGCATATCAATAAATTCGCGAATATGTGTAGCCACATCTTTTGGTAAATTCGCTAGCCACAATCGGGCAAGTGCATCTAGATACATAACAGGTATTTTATTTAGGTCTTCCCATTTAAAAAGCTTTTCAGCATATTGAAACTCCACTTTCTCAGAGGTAAATTCCTCAGCCAAAGTCAGTTGGCTTTTACCTTCATCCTTCCACTCATACTCAGTAGTTGAACCAGATTTAAGCTTCCATAAATAGAGCTTTTTCGTATCAAAGGCATAGCCAACAGATGGTGTCACTGTTGGTGTGGTAGCTAGCAAAGCAGCTTCTGTTTCATAAGCTTTCCATCCTCCCGTTTCCATCATAATTCTAACGAGCTTCGCAAGCGTCGGATATTGTTTCCCCAGTCTTGTTAAAACATCCTCAAAGTCTGAACCACTTATAAATACTTCTAAGCTGTCCGCATCTATCGAGGCATTAACCAGTTGTTGCCGAGTAATGATTTCATCAGCCATTACTTTTCTCCAAGCATAAAAAGCCCCAGTCAAGGGGCTTGGATTTCTGTTAATTAATTAAATAAAGTCATGGTCACGCTCATAAAATCGGGCATCGTAGTTAGAAGCCTTAAGCGTATTGGTCATTTGAGTTTGAGGGGTAAGTTCTTCAAGCATGAATGCCTGAGCTTCTGTTTCATCAGCGCGAACTAATGTGTAGAGTGTTTTAACGTATCGATCATCGCTAACTACAAGAGGCTGTACTGGTGGGCGGCTAAGCACTACATGGTATTTATCAACACCCGCTGTACACGGCACCACATCTACAGTGGCATTCGATATCTGCAAGTGAATGAAGTAATCACTACCAACATCAAATGTGCATGGTTGAGAGGTCTGGATAATTAACCCATCTACTGCCTCAACTTCACCGTCTTGAGTGTCTACAACGGTGTTGTCCGCATTAAGGATACGGTCATTGCGAATCAGCAATTCAGACTCATCTAGAACCTCAACTTCACAAGACATGTATTTGTAGCGAAGCTTATTCCACTCTCGCCACGCTCGAACTTTCGCTTGCGCTTCGTTACGAATACCAGTTGTAGTAATCTTCAACGGATTCTTAGGCGTAATGTCTTCAGGGATGATGTACTTAACCCGTGCATCGTCGACATCCGAGGTGTATTCAAGCTCTACTCCGTCATAGTCTTTCTGCGCACCAAACGTATATGACCTTTTTTCAGTTAAAGGCACTTTGTTCCGGTGATTAAAAAGCAAGACAGCGTTTTCTTGTGGTCCCTCAAACTTGAAACGGGTTAGACTTCCGAACCGGTACGGCTCACAAAAAGCAGCACTTGCCACCATCCCCGCGATTTCCTCAAAGCTTAGATTGTCGTCATCAATGGTGTAATTGAACTCAGACATAAGATCTGAACCAAAATAAGCTTTAACTTTAGCTATCTCTGCATTGATTTGTGCAATGTCTACTTCTGCGCTAGTTCGGCGGCCAATGTGCTCATCCAAAGCCAGATTTATAAGCGCTTGCCCTGCTGATCTTGTGACTTGCAAAGGCCCTGTACCATCAAGTGGAAGTTTGCGATTCACTAAACAGTTCAGCTTACGTTCTTTGATGCTTAGCGCACCATCCGTAGCCACTGTTCGTGAACGCAATACAGTCACATTGCCATAATCGCTGATCGATGAATCAGCCATGCCATAAACAGACTTAATCTTACAAGTGTCTTGGGTTTTACCTGCTTGCGTTGCAGTGGTACGGCTGAGACGAAACCGGAACGAGCCAGCAGTCGGAAGATCAATGTAAATCGTTCTGCCAAACTGAGACTTGTTATTAGCTCGAATCTCTTGATTAATCGTTATGATTGAACCAACTGGATCGCCATTGCTATCAATTGCCTGTAACTCGATGACTACAGTGATTCCCTCCTCCCATACACCGCCTTTACTGTCTTGGTAAAACAGGCCATTCGGGAAAAAGAAGTTGAATACAGCTTGTGTTGCCTCTGGCATGTCAAAGTTAAACCAACCAACATACTTAGAACTTACCGCATCAAAACGGACTAAAACCTCTTGCCCTTGTGTGCTTTGGTTTGGAAGTGTCAGCAACTTATCCCAATCGCTGTTAATAGCTGAAGGGTTGACTAGTGCAATTGTATCGGCTGTAACACTACTGATTGTGTAGGTGTCATCAAGAGTGATTGAATTAGAGTTTCGGTTTAACAATGCCCCTGCTGTAATGGTGTAGCTGTTATTGACGTACTGCCAGTTAGCATTAACCTTTTCAGGATTTGATAAAGTGATTTCATAATGAAAACCACCTGTAATTACTGTCTTTGTCACACCTGAAACAATTAACTGCCCAGATAAATCACGGGTATTTGTCTCGGTTATAGGTGGTGTTCCTGACGTAGTCTCAATATCAACTAATGCACCAGTCAGTTGCAAACCTTTAAATAAATTCGGATTATCAATATTGGTGGATGACTCGATGATGACCATCTTGTTTTCATTCACCATGACTGATCCAGAAAAGTCAACATCTTGTACACCATACACAGCACCACTTAAGGCAACACGATCATTTGTTGCAAAATATTGTGTGAAGTCTAAACCTGTCGCCTTAATTAGATTAGGGCTTTGGAACCACACATTACTCGACTCAAGCACTGCTTTATTGGGCAATTCGATTGTCTGTCCATTGATTGATGCAGAGTTGCGTACGAACTTTGGTAGTTCAGTAAAAGACTCACCTACTTGGTAAATAGGAGTCCCAACAATGGATGTAAAAGGGTCATAAACTGAAACCGAAGTTCCTGCAATGTTTGCCACATCTGTGTCACCGTCTCGCATATCCAATATTTGGTAGTAACCACGACCAATGCACATCAAGCATTCTTCAATCTCAATGCCATCTTTATAAATTGTGTAGGTTTGTGCGATTAGATCGGGATAAGAACGAATTCTTCCGAATAGGTCAGGAATACGTGCATTAAGCCTTGCTTGGTTAGTACGCTGTGCCAATTCATTATTTGCTGAACCCGCCTGTTGTGCTTGAGGCTTTGGCATCGTTAAAACGGTATAAAGGCTATAAACCGCAGTCGCTGCAACAATTGCATAGTAAAGATATGGCAACCACCAAACTACTGCACCCTTAATTACTACATAGAACGTTCCATCAAGTGACTGCAAGTGCTTAATCTGAGCATCAATGATTCTTGGATTGCATGGTGTTACATCACAAGAATCTGCAATGTGATTGTGATAAATCCTTGCATCTTCAGGCCATACTGAAAACTGTTGATAGATATAAGCTAATACATCCTCAACATATTCTTCAGAACGTCCTTCTTCACTGTATGGATCAGGAACGATGATGACTTTTTTCAAACTCATTTATAAAACCTCGTTTCCCGAAAGTGGATGGAAATGATTTCAAGTGGAACGTACTGCACTCCACGGCCTGTTAAATGCAAAACCTTGTCGCAATAAAAAAGCCCGACATGTGCCGAGCTTCTTGCGCCATTCGTAAAAAAAACAATACAGGGGGAAATAGGCTCCTTAAGTTTCTTGAAGCTCCCCTTTCCATTTAAAAATCGTTCTAGTCGTTTTTTCAGATCTCGACCTGTAACTTCCTTCCATGCATCACATAGAAATTCATTGCAGGTGTAGTCTTTAGTCCAAACACGATTATGGAGATGGTCTAGGTTCATATCATATCATGCCCCGCAACAGTGGGAATCTCTCTAATGAGTAAATCTCACCAGTCTTTACGCTATTAAGTTCAGGTGCCTGCGCATCAAAAGTGCAGTTGCCAGAGCCATCTTTTGATAGAGTGGCAACCTCTAATGTTTGTAAAGACACCATTGGGGCTGTTAGATCATCATCTCGGTATAACCGCCATTTAACTGATGGTCTAACTTTCCAATTGGCTCCCAAGCGAGCAGGTACAACCGATTTAATTAGCTCATCGTCTACATCAGCAATAGTGAGACTTAGCTTTTGGTCAAGGTCATTTGTGACAGTAGAACGTTGAATTGACATTGGTTGATATTCATATGGAATATCTGGCCCTGTTTCCTCATGCTTTACGGTCACACCCTTTGTATCGTTTTTTACGAATCGGAAAGGCTCAGTAAAGTCTGGGTGAGAAATCTCAATACATTCCAGCGGCACCACACCACTGCTTGAGTTTAGAAAGAAGGATGTATAGTCAGGCATCTAAATACCCTCCATTGCTCTTGGTAGGTCGTCATTCACCAGTTCTTCGAGTGGATTTACCCAATCCCAAATACCTTCGTTACCGTCATCGTTCCCAATGTCTACAATTAAGTCGTCCATAGCTTCATCTTCTGGCTGCGGCTTAACTTCAAATTGAGCAGTTACAGTAAAGATCTTTCCTTCTTTTGCTGCTAATGTTGGACTTTCAACGAAATAACATTGGTAGTCTTGTGCTACGCCATCATCAATGATCAGGCGTGCTATGAAAGGCTGGCTCGGTGTGCGTCGCCATACCCGATAAAAGGCCATCAGATATTGATAGCCTCCTTCCCCTACAACCCATTGCACATTAGCCATATGGGCAACATTCTTTAAAGAACGACGGTAGCGACTAGCGCCACCATCGAGCTTTTGAGAAATAACCCCATCACCAACCTTTGCCGTGTAACCACTTTGCGTTACGCAGTATTTCAGCCTGTTCATGCTAACTCCCATAAAAAAACCGACCCATATTGAGTCGGCTTTTTAAATTAGATTTTCTTATTCCCGAAGTCATTTTCAACAACTTCTTCATAATAGCTCACCTCAACAATTTCACCTGTATCAACATCTACCACATCAAATACTGATTTGAGATCATACATTTATGTTTTCCTAATTATCGTTTTCTTGCAGTATTAAAGTTTCTTTGCAATAACTTGGATTGCTTACTATTAGGGTTTTGCAATTGATCCCAAGACTGCTCAACTGCTTTACTAATATATACATCAATATTGCCCATCCCGTCATCTCTGCCTTCTACGACTAACGAAGGATCATGATTAATATTGACAACAGTCCCGTTACCTTGCCCATCTCCTAAACTCCCACCACTATTGAGAGCATTAAGAGTATCAACACCAATTCGTTTTGTAGCGGAAGCATTGAGTACATACTCTTGACCATGTACAACACCAGCAATATCAGCTCGCCCCATGTTACCTGTATATCCACCTGTAGCAAAACCAACATCGGCCACAGATTTAATATTTGCAACTATGCTGGCAGTTTCTGCAGCAACACTAGCCATTGCAACCAAGTTATAAGGGAAAGGATTGTTTGCAGCTTGTGCAATACCAGCTTGAATTGAGATAAGGGATTGTGCGATTGCAAAAGCTTTATTAGCAGCAAACATAGCTTTGTAAATTACAGATTGCTTATCACCAGCAGTTTCCAGCATGTCCACCATAGATCCTGTAATTTGCTCTCCATAAGAAGCATTTAATTGCACTCGCTTTGAAAGATAATCTCTTTCCGCTGCAAGACGGGCATCCCACGCCTCTTGCTCTGTTATTGCTTCCCATTGCAAAGCACTAGCAATAACTTCTCTTCTATCATTTAATGCATTATCTAAGTCCTGAAACTCAGAATATCCTCCAAGATCAGCACTCATTTGATTAAAGTTCAATGAAGCGGTACGTCGCCTTTCCTGATACTCGTTATCCTCCGCTCTAAAAGAAGCATTAAGCAGACCAGCACGTATTTTAGCATCACGTACTTTTTCAATTTCTTGGCGTTCTAACTCATAACGTCGTGTGAGTGCTTTTGCTTCATCCATATAGCTTTCTTCAATCTGGAACAATTGTTGTTCCTGACTGAGCCTTAACGACTTCATTTCATCATCACGTTGCTCATCTAAAGATTTCTTTCGTAAAGCTCGTTCCTCTTTAGACATACCAACTTTTGCGTCTACTTTGGCTTTTTCGATCTCAAAGGTTTTAGCTAGTTTCTGCTCCTCTGACCAATTCCATGCATTAAGGTCTTGCTGATACTCAAGAAGATAGACTTGTTTTCGTGCAGCACTGATTTGCTTAGCTTCTTCGATTAGTCTAGGCACATCACTTGCTGGGAGTGATGCTTTGCTAAAACGTGTTAGTTCGTTTGTGAGATCTGCCTCAATACGTGCAAACTCAGTGCCATACTCATAGAGTATATCTTTTGCCAGTTGGGCTGCTTCACGACGCTTTCTAATCAGTTCATCTTGTGCTTTGGCCGCATCACGGGTTTTCTTTGTATCCTTATCGGTTTCTTTAGCAGAATCTTGAGTTTTAACTTTGTAATCAGCTAAAACATCCCTAGACTCTTTGGTTCTTGAATTATAGGCAGCCAACTGCTTTTCGGCATTTTTAAAGGCTTTTGCAACTGCATCTTTTTTGGAAGCCAATTCAGCATCAATCGCTGCAATACTGCTTTCATAAGCTGCCTGTTTTGCACTATTAGAACTTTGTCTATTGAATGGATCTGTAATTATATCCCAGCCTGCTGCAATCCATATACTGGCTTTTTGAACCCAAGATTTACCAATATCTAATGCATTACCTATTGCATTAAGTTCATTAACAGTAGACTGCCAAACTTGAATAAGGTGCTTGCTCAATTCACTAAAGTTTATACCAATATCATCAGTATCATCTTGAACGCCATTTGAGAAAATATTGAATGCTTTACCCATTCCCATTAGTGCGGTTTCTATAGCACCAGACTTCACCAAGTCTGTTAGATCATCAATGGAGGTTTTAGCATTTTGGATTCCCACTCGAATTAAGTCACCAACACCAGACTGTGATACCGAAAGCCACAAGCTATTCCATGAATTTTCTAGCCCCGCAATATCACCATCTAGAGTACTCATTCGCTCTGACATTGCACCTGCAAAATGGTTTTCACCAAGTTTTATTAAATATTGCTCAATGTCTGACGCATTCTTTTTAACTTCAGTAGTTACTCCTTGGAAAGTGAATTTAACCTTGTCGCCTTCTTGTTTTGATTTGATACCAAATTCTTTTAGACGCTCAAATTCAAAAGTTGAAGCATCTGCAACCGCTTCAATTAACTGCATCAAGTCTTTACCCATTGCAGAAGCTGTATTGCCATAAGACATTAAAGCTTGCTCTGAAGGGGTTAAACCTAAATTAACCAATTTATTGAAAGCCTCAACTGCCTGAGAAAGCCCGTAAGGTGTTTCTTTTGCAAATTGCGATAGCGCATCAAATGCTATTTTTGCATCTTTAGAGGATTTAGTTGCTGTAATTAATCCAGCATTAAGCACATCAAATTCACGCTGAACTGCAACTAACTTAGAAGCCATTAACCCGGATGCAATACTAACTGCAGCACCTCCCGCCCCCCATGCAACCTTCATACTTGAAATGGCGCTAGTAATATTGGCAATAGAGTTTTTTGTGGTCTTTTCAGCATTCCTAAAGGATTCAGTATATTTACCTGTCCTCACCAACAAATCTAGTGTCAAGGTTCCTAACTTTGTTGCCATAACTTTTCCTCAGGCAATAAAAAACCGCCTTTCGGCGGTTCTTACTTATTTATGATAAATACCATTCAATTGTATGGATGGGTTGTCCACCTAATTGTGAGTAGTGTGTCATACCATGCTTCAATGCTCTTCGATTTAATGAATTAGCATGTGCCGCCATTTCCTGTGTGATGCCTATAACCTGAGCAGCGCAATCACTACGCAAGATACTTAAAGCAGGATAGATATCATTCTTGATGATTTTCGATATAGTTGGGACAAAAAACATTAAGAACTGAACATCGGTGTCGATCCACGGCTCATTATTTACTTGCATTGGTACTAAAGGATTTTCTACCTTCCCTTTTAGTTCCATACTTAATAGATACTGCACAGAGTCTTCAAAGTGTATGGCTAGAAGTTCATGATAAGAGTTAATTTTAAAATGACGATTATGTCGAGTCCAAACTTGAGCTCTCAAACCATGATTACCATTTACCTTAGCATCAACAATTTTCTGCAATGAATCCTTTTGTTCAGGTGAAATTACTTTTCGTGTTTCAATTGCACCGCCCATGAACTTTTCTTTCATGGCTTCAAAAGCTAATTTTTCACATCGAAGAAAGTAACGTCTAGCTTCATGCCCTTTTTCATTGTTCTCTACCATGGATAATTGCTTACCCATGTCCAAAGTCAGGAAATAATCAGTCTGCTTTTGCTGTCTAGATTTTGAGCTCCCCTGTTTTGGTGAGCTCAAACTTTCAACAATTGTGTAGTCTACTTCTTTTATAAAGCTGTACTTTGCAATTCTTGCTTTAATCCAAGTTGTAAAATCACGCCCAACTTCCAAAAATGAATGTAATGATCTGGCATCTACAGCAAACTGCTTGTCGCCACCAATATCCACCTCAACCAGATCAAGTACCTGATCGCCAGTTAAGGTATGTTGTAAATCAATTTTTTCTGCTACTATAGTCATAGTTAATATTCCTGTATTGACATCAATTAAGCCCTGCTCGCCAAAGTCACGGGCTTTTTTGTTGTCTGTTGATTTCATGCTTTCGCACCTGATTTAGCTAAAAATTCCTTAATAGCTTGGTTAATTAAATAATTTAACGATCTGTCCTCCTCTTTCCCTTTTGCCTTTAAAGCCTCTAAATACGCATCATCTAAAAACCGAAGTTTATATTGATGTCCTCGTTGTGTTTTCATTAAAACCTCCAAACCATCATTTAGGTACGTTTTAGTATGTACCTCTTTTATGCCATTGTCAACATCATAGAGGTTCACTATTATTCGAGTATTCTACATCTGCGGTATATGGTCTATTTTTATGAGCGAAAATCAAAAAGATCCACAATACAAATTGCGTTGGTCTGAGGATCTTCGAAAAAAAATAACTAACGCAGCTAAAGATAATAATCGGTCAATAAATGCAGAAATAACAAATAGGTTAGAAGAGAGCTTCAACACGAAAGACGCTCACGAAACTGAGATGGCTTTAATGTTGCAAGTCTTTAAAGATCAACAGAAACAAATTGATCAACTTCAAGAAATGGTTAAACAATTAGTTATCAGGCCACGACAAATAGACGACTAACTTATTTTGGGCTATGCCTGATGGTTGTTCTAGCTAGAACCAATCTCGCCTGCTTCATGGCTTCTTTAAAATCTTTCCGCAATGCCTCCACCTCTTCTGGTGTCATTTGGCTTACAGAATTTGAAGTTGACTTATGCGGGACATTCATAAAAGAAACTGAATCCATTTTAAAATCCTACTTAGCAAAAGGCAGGTTGCTAGTAAAGACCTTACACTTGCTTCTCAAAAATGAGAAGCAAGTTTATTGAGCTTTATCTGGCACTTTCGCAAGCAAATATGACTCCAAATCCTGTGGCTCAGGTTTGCTTTCATGAGGCATATAATTTAGAGCATCAATCTTGGTGCCTTTTTTAACTTTAGAAGAAATATAAAGGGCAAATAAATTACCTATTGCCTGCTCTATTCGGCGGCCAACAAATAAAGATCCACGTTTCTGGCGGTATGCCCACCAGATGTGGAATTCTTCGTTAGTTATTTTTTGCTTCGCTTCTGCGATGGTGCTTCCACCGATGCCGCAACTGACGAGTTCGCACCAGAATTCGTTTCGCTTGAGTTCTTCTTCATCAACTTTCCCATGAAGTTGTTCACTTCATCTGAGACAGCATAAAAGGCGTTGCAAACAGAAACGTCACAATCTAGCACTTCATCTATTGATTTAAAGAAAGGCGAACCTTTTGCATCTTCGCAAATTGAGCCAAGGATACGAGCGGCTTGCAAACGGATGCCATCAATACTTTCAAGCTTAGAATTTTCCAAGTCTTTATGATCAAACTTCCATTTATAAGCTTTTAAGATCTGCTCTTGATCTTTAAAAGAAAGCTTACGAACGAAAACTTGAGCTTCGTAGTCTTCCCCATTTAAAGAAAAATGCACCGTCTTTTCGACTGGTGCACCTTGAGAAAGGCTAACTTTTTTAAGATTGGCTACTGATAACTTTTTCATCTTTCACCTTAAGCTTTAGGAATTAATTTAACGCCTGTACTGCGCTGCATTGTGATTTGATAACTAACTAATGCGTCAGCTTCAAATGTCGGCGTAGATCGTGCAAGAGTTGCTTGGAATGACCAGAAAGTACGTGTTGTAGGCAGTGATACAGTGCCTGTTGTTACGGTTGGCTCCCCTGTGCCATCACTGCCCCCCAAATAAACCGTAATTGGTGTGCGGTCTTCTGCAAGTTCAATAATCTTTAAATGTGTTGCATTTTCTGGATCAAGGTTAAAAGTAATTGAGCCGTCACCCGGATCATTCAAACCTGTTAAATAACCTTTAGAATCTGTTTCTTCTAAACAGGTATTTTCGATCTTACTCGTACTATCACTTCCAAGATCAATACCATTAATACAAACGGCTTTGGTAATGGCTGTGCCATCAAAAATAAAAACGTTTGTGCCTTGTACGCGCATAACTGCCATGAGTAGCTACTCCTCAAATTTTAGGCAATAAAAAACCGCCTGAAAACTGTCCAACTTTATGGGGTCAGTTCATTTTCGGCGGTGTGGATTTGGATTGTTGGTTAAGGTATGCAGGCGTTTGGCAATGGATCGACCAAACCGTAATTTTGGTTGTATTCCAAAGTAAGTGCGCCAAAAGTTGTGAACTTCATTGCAAGATTCCAAGCTTCTTCGATAGCTGCTTCTTTTTCTTTAAAGGTTTCACAGTTCTTGAATAGCTCAAGGCTGAGCTGATATGCATATTCTTCGGTTGTTTTCATTTTTAAATTGTCTCGCCATCAAATAAGCATGGTTGTATTTGTCGATCAACATTGGCTATAGCAGTAGTTAAACAATCACGTTGCTTTTTCCAAGTAGCAAGCCCTTTACCACATGAACTAGCTATTTCTTTCTCACATTCAAGTTTTGCATTTAATGCTTCACGCTGCTGAATCAAAGCAAAGTAGTCTGTTTGTAATAGTACTCTTGCTTCAAAGAATGATTTTACTAATGCTTTTTTGAAGTCGATTACGCGTGGACTATTACGCATCAATGTCATTAAGAAATATGCTTGCTGTTCATTTAGAATTGCATAGCGAGTGTGACGACCTTGATTAGAATTTCGAACATCAAATCCTGAATTCGCCATTTCAAATGCGGAATTACAGGATTCAAATCTGACTCTTCCAAACTCCTGAATATCAGGTAGATAAGTTCGAACCAGTTGGATAACAGACTTATGTGTTAATCCTAGTCCTAATGCGATTTGTAGAGTGGTAGTTGTTGGCTCGCCTTTTTGAACCTCAACTAATTTAGTTACGGGATTAAATTTCGCATTCATAGTTTTACTCCTTAGAGTTATGTTGAGCCTGAATGGAGAATGCAAATAAAACACTCAGGCGTAAAAAAACCTGCCACTAAGGACAGGTTCGCTTAAAAGTAGATCAGGTTTGATGTGTGATTTAGCGGTCTAAAAACCAATTGGCATCAAAGCCACGAGAATAGAGCTTTGTGTCTTTCTCATAATTGTTGATACTTGGGTTTAAGACATAGCTTTGTGGCTCTAAGGCTTTGCGAATAGCCTCTCTAGCTTCATAAGCTCGCTTTTGCTGTGTGTCGTAGACAATGATTTGGTACATAACGTGGTCAACATGTGCAGGACAATCTAGGTTATTTTCGGCATTGCCGCCTACCGTTTGCCACACTGCATAAGGTGTAGGCGTATCTAAAGGCGCTAAATCCTCATAAACACGTAGATCAGTTCCTAAGATAGCCTTTACCGCAGGATCAGCATTAAGAGTTCGAAAAATTGGAAGAAAGCTCATAGTTTTGCTATTTCCTTGTCTAGTTCGGTGCTAAAAGACTGACTGAAAGTATCAGTGACCTTTTGGATATTGTTTGCTAGTGCTGGGCGCATGAATGGTGTTGCAGGCATTTCTGACGTTCCATATTCAAGAAAGCGCCAGTATCTCGTATCTCCACCACTTGTATTAGGTGGTGTTGGGTTTGAATAAGACGCACCACCACGAACACCTACCCGCATTTGCACTAAATCAAGTGATTTGGTTTTCCCTGCTGATACAGAAATGTTGCGCCAGATCTTTTCAGACGTTTCAGGGTCATCTATGGCCTTTGCATTTTGTCTTGCTGCGTCACGAACAACGTTCATACCTTTACGTGCTGCTCTCATAGCTGCATTGCGAATTTTCCGTTTATCTTTTAAGACGCCCATCTTTCGCAAGACTTCATCTAGCCCTTCGATTTTTACGTCTACATCGGCCATAAGAACCTCTACTTAGGTTTTTCTAAACCTTGTGCAAGCAAGAAAGTACAGTAAGTATATGAGTCTTCACTATCATCTAAAGCTTGGCTTTTAATTGAGAAAATTCGACCTTTCCAAAGCACTTGCATCTTGGTAGTAATATCTTCTCGATAGCGGATTTTCATTCGTGCCACTACTTCTGATTGGTCGGCTTGTGCTGCAATTAAATCTTTAGCAGAAAGTGGCGTAACCTTAGCCCAGAGCTTTTTGTATTCAGACCAACCACCTTCTATTGGAAAGCCGTCATCATCACGGCCGCCTTCGGTATAGTGCTGAATGGTTACTCGATGCCGTAATTCACCTGCGTTTTGCCCCATAAGTACCTCACACAGCCGTAGGCGTTCGATAAGTGAATAAGAGTGATTGCACAGGTTGAGGCATGAAATTGCCATTCACAGGAGCATCAGATTCAGCGTTGCGGTGCTTGTCGTAATATCCAACAAATACAAGCACGGCTAAACGGAACTCTTCTGGGTATGGCTCCACATGGTGAATCTCGTCTGTATAACGCAAAACGGCTGATTCAGCCGCTTTTCTATAGATTTCCAAGTTTGTGTCATTTGAATCATCGTCATAGCGAAGGTGTTCTTTGACTTCTGCAAGAGTAACTATGCTCATTCTGTCCACTCCTTCGCGCACAACTTAAAGTTTTTATGATCAAATTCGCCTAAATGGTCGTTTTCACAGTGCCATAGTGAGCCATTTTTGGTAATGAACTGTCCTTTCTCATACTTAACATCGTCCTTAAATACGCCCTTATAAAGTGATTTAAGAGAGTTTTCGCCTTCTGGCTGTTCTGCATCGCCTTGTGCCGTTTCCGCAGGCTGTGAAGCGCTAGATGAAGGATTAAATGGGTCATCTTTAGCATCACGCTTAGCAAGTGCTTCGAGTGAGTAGTTTTGCTGTTGCATGTAGATAGTGTTGCCACCCGGCAAAGGCAATCTTCCAATTTTTGCCCGCGCTTCATCAGGTGTAAGAATACACCCCTTAACATCTTCACGAATCATGTTATGGAAACGTTCAGAATCCATTCGGATAAGCATGTCGATATCAAGGAAAGACTCAACTTTGAATGATGGTAGGTCTAAACCTTCATCTAACAAGTTTTCGCGTGCTTCAATGAGAGCTTGCAAACAGTCAGAATAGTAAATCCCGTTTGCCTTCTCTGAATCGTCTGGAACAGTGCCAATGCCGATTTTAAAAGGCGGAACATTGAATACACTACAAACCACTCGGCCAGACATTTCCAATAACTCAATCATTTGAGAGTCAGCAGCGCTCATACCTAGAGCGGTATAAGTCATGCCATCGCCAATGACCGCAGTCTTGCCAAAGTTAGCACCTGAATAATTAGTGTTCCAACGATCTTGGATCTCTTTGGCCTTTTCTTTCGTGATTGATCCGGGAGCAACCAGGATTCCACCCGGTCTGCTTCCATTCCCAAAGAAGTTTGCAGCGTTCTTGATGATCTTCACACCCATTCCTGCTGCTACACCACAAGCCATGATTGGTGATAGTCCAACGAGTGGATGATAGAAAGCATTAATGCGGTCATGAATGATTTCTGAAGCAGGAACAATCACTGATTCTGTTTGTGTTAAGCGGTCTGTATTGAACTGGTAAAACACATTGCCGTAGTCATCAACTAAAGGGCAAACTAGATCAGGGTTAAGCACTACCATTCGATAGACTTCGCCAAAAACATCACGGAGTTTCCACACATACGTGTTACCGCGTAGCAATAAACTAGAAGTCCATTGTTCTTGGAATTGTTGCCAAGTCTGGTAATTGTTTGGCTTCTTTAAAACGCGCAGCTTTTCAGGGATATCAACATTAACCAACACCCCTTCTTGCTTACGCTTTAAAAGAATTGGCAATTTACCAATATCCTTAGAGATGAGACTTACACAAGCGAAGACAGCATAAGACGCGACAAGGTCATCACGCGTTAATTCATCATTTTTCTGCCAAGCACCTGAGTATGGTTCTTGCACAAATAGGCTATTCCAAGTCTGCCCAGCACTATGGACACTTTGAAAGCTCTTTTTACCTCTTAACCAGTCAAAAATGCCCATTTTTACCGCCTTTATTCGCTAGTTTTTACTTCTTTTTTAGGTTTGCTTGGTGCCTTTTTTGGTTCTTTATAAGGCTTAGCAACACCTGTTTTAATCAAGATATTTGCCTCAAAATCGGTTACTTCTTTGATATCGCCAACATTGGCGTCATGCATAACCTGTAAATATTCAATTTTCATAGCTGCTCCCATAGCTCAACAATGAATTTTCATTGCTCAGATATGAGAACAGCCCCAATTAAGGAGCTGTTTTAGTCAAATCACCATTAAGGTGTTACGGTGTAGTCAATGTATGCTGCTGCAATTGCACGACGTTTTGCCCAAGTGATGAACTTCTCAACACGAATGGCAAATTTGTTCTCTTGCCATAAGTTATGTGTTGTTGAACCATCCACAAGGGTTGCTTGATCGCTGTAAGCAACATCCACACCGCCATCTTGAGCAATAAGCAGTTCGCTCATTTTCACCAAGATAACTTTGTCACCGACTGACTGTGATGTAATCACAGGAATGCCCAACAAAGTGCGCGCTGCACCTGCGAAGCTCATGCCATTGAAGTAAGTATTACCCAGTGCATCACGTAACAGTGCGTATTGCATAGCACGTGTTTCGCTCATCAAGAAGTACGCGTTATCCGTACTCAAGTTAGCAGTGATGAAAGTCTGAATTAATTTCAGCAAATCAGCTTCAATTTGTGCTGCTGTGGTGCCTGATGGGGTAATAGCTGTCACACCATTTAAAATACCTGCCGGAGTAATATCCGTTTGCGCCTGTGAGCCTAAGAACGTTGTATCGATCAAGACCTTGGTTGCCTCAATCAAGTCATTCAACACAAGTTGGTCAATTGCTGGGTCAGCACGACGCAATAATTCTTGTGTGTAGACAGTAATTGCAGCAAGTTTATGTTCTTTGATTTCGATGTTATTGAAGGTAGGGTTTGTTAATGGTTTTTTAGCACCCTCACCGACCCATCCAGCAATACCACCAGTCAACTGGCCATTAATTTTTACATTGAACGGTACTGAACGATAGCCTTGTAGCTTGTCAAAGATTGTTGCATTACTCAGCAATTCTAAGAAGTCGCCCTTATATGTGTCTGTTTGCACTAAAGGTGCTGCAAAGCCCGGATCTGTAGTTGTACCTAAAGTGGCTTTTTCTACATATTGGATTACTGCTTCATCATAACCAAGAGCTTTTGCAGCATCAGCTACTGACATCAAATTACCCTGCTTCTGCTCATGACATGCAAGCATTTTTGCACGTGCAAACTGAGCAAATGGCATACCTTTCGGGAGATTCGATTTAACAACAATCTGTTCTGTAGGATTAGGATTTCCATTTGCTGCGTTCTGTGCTTCTTGTGGGTTTTGGCCCGCAACAGGTGTGGCAGTTGTTGCTGCGTTTTCACCCTGTGCAATCATTTCTTTTACACGAGCAATGTTCTTTTCTAGAGTTGCAATTTCAGCATCAATACCTTCAATCTGCTTCTCTTCTTCTTCATTAGGCGTTTGACCTGCATCAAGTGCCTTGGTCACAATGCCCTGCTTTTCTGCATTTTTCTGTGCTAAAGCATCAAGAAGTTGTTTTAAATATTTATTCATAGAGATACTCCACCCTTTGTTGGGCTATTAAGTTTTACAATTACGTGTTTTTGCTCAGATGAATCGCCATCTGCTGCGGGTTTCTGAGGGTTATTGCCCAACGCGGCTTTGTATTCCTCGAAAGCTTTTGAATAATCTGTTGAACTGTCGCGATTGCATGGAATGGTCACCAATGAGAGTTCGTACCACTCCCACTCGTTAAACTGGATGCCACCACCTTTGATAAATTCGGCTTGTTCCCAATCGGCTAAAAAACCAACTGAAAGCCCTTTAACTAGTCCATACTTGAGACTTTGATAGGCTTCATCGACACGGGCTTTTAAGTTCCCTTCTTCTTTAATTTCTGGGATATGAATCTCTACTTCGATTCCCTTATCAGTAACCTTTGCATCAATTACTTGTCCGATCGGAGCGCTGTGCTCATGATGAAAAAGAAGTGGCATTGGAAGCTCGAACTTAGCTCCACTTGGGACCATGATGTCTTTTGCGCGATCTGCATTTGGTGTGCTTGCAATCCCTTTAAAAGTTCGCTTTTCCTCGTTCGTGCTCTTAATTTCAAAAGAGCCAAATGATTTCTGTAGAGCAGGCATTAAGCTCTCCTTTAAAAAAGAAAAAGCCCGCATTTAGCGAGCTTTGAGTTAAAAATTTAATTAGACGAAAAAGACGTTATATTCTTTATTTGTAGGCTCTGGATTCATTGACATAAGAGCAACTGCGTTAAACGTGGCAATCAATGGATCAATCTTCCCGACACCAGATTCTTGCTTGGTTATTCGCATACCATTACCAACCATCACGACACGGGCATTACCTGCTGCCCAAGTCATTAATTGCTGTCCAGCATGGTAGAGATTGCCTTCTGCTAATTTGCGCTCAGTAGTGAGGATGTAGGACATGAGTTTGTAGCCTTGTGGCACAGCAAACATGCTTTCCTCTGGAATTCCTGCTTCAAGCAAGCCATCTAAAAGCCCACCTAAACCAAGAGGATCTAGTCCAATTTTGTTGAGCTTGCCACTGTCATAAACTTTCTTTGCAATTGCAGCGAGTTGGTCAATGTCATCGCCTACACGATCAACGACTGTTAATGATCCTTCGAGCTTGAAGTCATCGTATTTAGGGATATTTTCCTTACGACGCTCTAAAGCAATCTTATTTGCCCATGCATGATTCCATAGCCACCAGACACGAGGATCTTTTTTAAGACGGCCTAAAACCGCATATCCAAGCAAATCATCTAACCCACCGCCATCGATACCAATCGTAATGACATCTGACTGTTCAATTAGTTGGTCTAAGCCGAAAACATGCTTTTGCTTATTCCAATACTCTGCACCCGCCCACCGATTAGCACGAAGGTTCATGCCGATTTCGATGTTTAAGTGTTTAGCTAAGAAATCTCTAAGTGATTCCTCACCCGCATCTTTAACCTTTTTAAATTCTGAAATTAGGTATTCAAGGTCAACCGAGGCACCTAAGTTTGGGTTTGTGATGTAAAAATGCTCAGGCTTTAAGTGCTCGCCTGCTTCTACCAAGCGTTTAGGAAACTCGTAAATAAGAGGTAAAAAACCCTTATCTTCCTTAATCCCATCACGCACATCACGGGCATAGTCTAAAAGCTGCTTGAATACACCACATGGCACCTCATCTGACATGGTAGACAGATAAATAACGCAACCCTCAGGACGAGATGCTAAACCACCCTTTGCCTCACGAAACATTGATTCAGCATTGGCACGCTTACCGAAAAGCCATACCTCATCGATCAAAATGATTGAAGCTTTTTTACCTGCTGCTGCATTAGATTCTGCTGCGATTACTTTAAGCGTTGCACCTGTACCCAAATGTGTGACTGTCTTTGTGTGCTCAGATACATTGATCATTGCACTCAGTTCTTCATCAGCACGGATAAAGTCACGAATAGGGTTAAAGCTGTTATCTGCGACTTCTTTTGTAGGTGCCAGGATAATAAGCTCGGCAGATAATCGGTCATTCAGCAACAAAGCAACAAGCATCACACCTGCTGCAATCGTGGACTTGGTATTCTTCTTTGAAATTAGAAGAAAGAACTCACGAATTAATCGACGCTTTGTATTTGGATTGTATGAACCAAAGATCGCACGAACGAACTCAATTACCCAATCCAATGTGACATCACCCATCTTGGGGCTACCCATCACATCAACTAGAATCAGTTCTTTAAATATGCGCTCAGCAACGTCTGCAACTTGTGGGAACAATGGCTCACATGGCATGAGCGACTTTTTAGCAACAATACGCTCCTCCCAGTCTGGGCAAGCGGTTGTCCATTCTGGAAGCATTGCGGTCATTTATTCTGTCCAATAAAAAACCGCCATCGAGGCGGCCTTTAAAGTGGTTTTAACTCAATATTTAACTCTGTCTATGTGAGTTTTACAGTAATTTTATTGCCTGCCAAATATCATCAGTCCATTCGTCGTAAGTTATGCTGTAAAGATTTGCTAGAGCCTCGCCTACTTTCTGCTTTGCACATTTTTCATCTGCCACTTTTGTAGTGATCACAACACTAATTTGTTTTGGAGTATTCATTTTTTCTAATTCCGATGTTCGGTTAAAACCTAAAGCCTTTGCTATTTCAGGTGTCATGTTGGAATAAATGCAATCCCGATGATCTAACCTAAAAGTATTATCGGTATCCTTTTTTATGTAGCCACAATGGGAAAACTTCATCTTAGGTACATCCTTTAAAGCCTATTACTTCAACTAGGCAACTGATTATTCAAAGTGCCAAACTTGCCAGTTTTTGTTGCAGCCTTGGCAGCATCTTCTTTGGTTTCCTTCTTGCCCTTTTCAGCAACTTTGCCATGTACATATGGAAGGGCGGCTTGGGCAGCTCGAACTCGCAGCGCCATGTCTTCCACTTGGTCTGTGTAGACTGACTTCAAGAACTCAAGCGGGTCGTCCAATTTATTAGCAGTCTGGATAGATGTGAAGGTTGTTAAAGGTTTAACCTCATGTTTAACAGCTTGCTCTGGAGTGGCTTCTTCAAGTCGCTCAAGATATGCAATAACATCAGGATCTTTTGCTAAACGGGCACCTGCCGCAGATGCAGTCTTTTCAGGGCATCCAGCCAAAATGGCAGCTTCTTTATTATCTTTGCCGTTTCGTTTTGCGAGGGCAAATGCCTTCTTTTTTTCTGTTAAAGCCATATACCCTCCTTTAACATATTTTTGAAACCTGATTTTTTCTTATAAGTGAGAGGGCGGGCGGTGTCCGGTGCTGACGAGCTCGAAAATTTTGCCTCCCCCCTCCTGACACGGTTTTATTTGGGAATGACTCTCATTTAGACATAAATCCACTGAAAATGCTTAAATTTCATGCTTGGCTGCCATTAAACCCTGCTTTCTGCCTGAGTCTTAGCTTTATGACAAGGCACACACAAGCTCTGTAGGTTTGATTCATCATCATTACCACCTTGAGCGATATTTACGATGTGATCTAACTCAAGCTCCATAGTGACTACACCACAACACTGGCATGTGTACTTATCTCTTAGGTGTATCTTTGCCTTAAGTCTGCGCCACGGACGACCACCACGACCAGACCCCCAATTGGTTTTACTTGAGGCACGTTGTGTGTGCAGTCTCGGCTTGAGTGTTTGTAGTTTCATTTGGATTCTCAAAGTCTGGAGTCAATCGGATAAGAACTTCTGCTACCTGATCAACACCTACTGTTGTTTCGCAAAAGGTAACACCTGCTAAGTAACTACCATCACTTAGCTTTACCTTTGTTCCTTTTGCAGACTTACCACCTGCATATTTAATATCCGCAACACTTAATTGCTTGGCCATGCTTCACCTCAATCCAACGTCTTATTGCTATACGCTACAACAGACTCTTGCTCACTAAGCTGCATCAGCAACTCATTGTTCTGTTCCAGTGCTGCCAATATCACTTGATCCTTTTGTGCTACTTGCTGAATCAGTGTTGTATTCTGCCCCACTATCTGGGTTAGCAGTTGAAGTATCTCTTTGTTTCCGCAACTGCAATCTTTCTTTGAACAGCTGGTATTGTTGCTTGATCCACTCACGACGTTCCTCACATCCTTTACAGGCCATAACGACACCCATTAAAAAACCCTCCGAGGAGGGCTTATAATTACCTAACTATTGGCTTTATCTATTGATTCAATGAAAGCCTTAAGCTCATCCTGTTTTTCAAACTCTAAGATTTGAGACAAACCATTATCAAATATAATCTTAACTCGATTTGAGTGCTCTGGATTTGCCTCATACCAAGTGATCTTCTTTGCATTGATGTGCTTATTATCAAACTTCAAAAAAATTGCTTTTCCTTCTTGTAATGATTAAAGAAAAAAACAATATATCTTAGCTGCTTAGCTATTCCAATACATACTTAAGATCATCAAGCGTTTCCAAATAGCACCCGTTTTTATTGCAGAAGGCGTGAATGTCATTTAGGTATTCAGTGAATTGAGCTGTACTTGCATCTGTAGTGCTCATTAGTTCGCATAGGCCATTTGCCACATCTTGATAAAGTGGATGCTTAGAATCCTTCAACTCTCTAACAGCTCTGAATGTTTTCTTGTATTGTCCAACGTCATCACGATCATAGATTTTGGATAGGAAGTTCTTTTTGAAGAACAAGTGTTCGTAATCTTTATCCGTTCCTTGCTTCTTAGCCCACTGATTAAGCCACATCCAGTACAAACGGTTTTGAGCCTTAGATCTGTCTTTCTCTTGAGGTGCGATCAATACGACTAACGGCTTCCCTTCACTTGCAGCCTTGCCATGATTCACATTAAGAAAGTTAGTAACTGGCGCAATGTCGCAATGGTTCTTAACAACTTGTCGGAATTCCATTTTAACCTCGCAATAAAAAACCACCCGAGGGTGGCTTATTTAATTTCATCCAAATGTTGTGACCATACTTCTTTGTTACACTTGCTGCATTTCCAAATGCTTCTTGTATATCCCATATGAATAATACGATCACCATGTATGGTCTTTATTCTTGAATAGTCATGATGACATACAAGTCTTTTGAAAAAGATTCTAATCATCAGAAAACCTCATCATTATTCAAATTCAACATCCTTTCCGTCTTTTCCAACCACCGCTCAAACATGGCTTCTGATTCTTGTCTTGTGCCTAATTGATACGTATCGAATAGGAAATGACACTTGTGACACAACGGCACTGTAAACTCATCACTGGCTTTGATTCCTCTACCCTTACCATGCTTCGAGCTATTTGAATGAGCGGCTTGACTAGGACTCTGACCACATCTAACGCATGGCAGCGCTCTTATTGCAGCAAGTCGCTTTGCGTCACGCATGAAGGTTGCTTCTAATATTCTTCACTTGGTCTTTGTGTCGTTTAATCTTCGCGTCAATATCAAGCATTTCTTTCGCAGTCATCAAACTTCGTGAAAGATTTTGAAGCTTTTCTATTTCATTGCACAAAGCATTTAAATTCTTCTTCGCTTCGATTGTGTCCATATTCACCCCAAAAAAGAAAACCCCGCAATTTGAGCATTGTTAAGAGGCTTGCGGGGTGTGTTGATTTAAATTTGGCACTCCCGATTTCTCGGAAGATTAACGGGTAACGTTTTCTCGCTGAACGTAAGTTGTTAACTTAGATGAAGTGAACGACTAGGAATGCCCGATCCACTATAACAGTATAATTCACTTCTCAAAATTAACGACATAATAAAACCCCACCGAAGCAGGGCATAAAGAGGAAACTTTAGACAACAAAAAAGCCCACGATTAAGTGAGCTTTTTTTAAAACATTTTGGTGCAACGCTTATAACTTCATCCCACCATATCACAAATTTATACAAAGTGTGGTAGACAGTCAAGCATAAATCAAATCAATCGTTCATTGTATTCATAGTGGTCATGGTGATTGGGTCTGCGCTCAACCAGATTTAAACATTCACCCTGAAAGACTATTGGTAATTGTTTCTGTAAAGCTGTATTGAACTCTGATACTGATTCTCTCATTTCATCAAGTAATTTAGACAATAATGATTGTGCATCTTCACGATCTCGAAGTAAGCGCTTAACTAATGCTTCCTCACATGCGTAACGTGCTTTTAGGTATGGCTCAATGATGCTTAGAATGCGATTAAATTCTTGTGCCAGCAATGGCAAATGTTCAACCTCAAACTTAGCAGGGCTCGGTACGCCAGTCACATTGCGAAGCGAGTACCAAATTGCGCTGCTGACTGATTGCTTCTGATCTAAGTGACCTGCACAGCACCAAATCAGACGCTTGATGTTTAACATGTCATTGTTGTTGATATAATTGCGTTTTTCGATTGGTTTTGGTGCTTCGTATTTGCCTGTTTTGCGGATTGATGGGAGGACTTCAGAAGTTACCCATTTACGAAACTTGTGCTGGGGTGTACCTTCCTTCATCGCATCACGACTACGCATGACTAAAGCATACATACCACTTTCGTTAATAACACTTAATTCTTGTTGTCCACCAAGGGTGTCGGTTAAAGCGACACCCTTTTCATCTTTATCTAACTTGGATATAGCATCGCGATGATTTGATAAACCCAAAGCATCACAAATATCCTTAGCAACAAACCAAGGATTACTATTAATCATAATGATGCGAATTTGAGAATTTTGTTCGAAATTAAATACTGATAAATTTGACATAGTAGATTTCCTTATAACTGGAATTTTCTACCACCAAAATGACGCCAATCATTAGGGTGGCAAGCTGAATGGAGTTGGCGTACCGTTGATCTAATCAATACGGCGAACTTTCGTTCCACCACCCAGCTCACCATAACAGGCAAAGCTAAGATTTAGGCACAAAAAAACTGCTGTCGCAGTCGTGCGATTAGATCAAATTTGGACGCCAATCCAAACACCCGATTTTGCGGGTGCATATTTAAATTAACGTGATTTTTTCTCATTGTCAAACTCGGCTAATGCTTCAATCTTTCCATCCAAATAAGCCAGCCCTTTATCAATTTCTTTGCGGACTGTATCTTTCCCAACCCCATGAGTATTGGCAATAGTGCGGTATGACCAATCATTTTCATACTTTAAAATCAATAACCATGCACGCTCTTGCAAAAACTCTCTCTCATCATTGTGCATTGCTGCCAAGAGCTTACTTACTTCAACTGCCTCATAATCTTCAATTTCGCATGGCATAGAGACCTTACTTGATCTAATTCTAGTTGTGTCATTTTGGTCAATTAGACATGCTAAAGGATTTGCAGAAACTTTAGATTTTGTTGATCTTACCCATAGACCATATTGTTCCAACCATTGATGAGCAGAAAGTTTAGACCAGTCCATTGTCTTGTTATTAACTTTTGCATTCATGTTTAAACTTCCCTCACATCAATATTGTGAACTGTTTTCATCAGGTGTTTTTTATTTCGGTAACTCGGTAGCTTGCGTGTAGCTATAGACTTCACATCTTCAACTACATAATCACCAGCTGCCGTGAAGTAAGTGAAATCAGCAAAATATCTAAGTGCTGGCTTTTTTCGTTTTTCTTCCTCAATTTTTACGCTTGGAGCCAATTCAAATTTTGTGTGATGCTGCAATTCTTTAATTTCACCTCGTTGTTGTAGAGCCTTTAGCTCGATATACCGTTTGTATTCTTTAGTACTGTCAAAAGTCATTCCATCCAATTTAATTTTCGAAGCATTAAACTTGTTTCGACCCTTTTTAACTTTTTGAGCTTTCGGACATGTTGCGTGGTAATCGGTAAGGCTCATTGATGACATCAAGCACCACCTTTGAGCGTTTGCTCTAAAGCTTTAAAGGTTCGAATCATTGCCATTTGTAGAAACTCATGATTACCACGCACATCATCTTCAACATACTGCAAAGCAATTTGAGCCTCTTTTAATGCTGCATCCACCCGCTTTTGCAGCTCTTCCACTTTCGCTTGCTGGTGCTGAAAAGACATATATGCGGTATTAAGCATGCAACAGTAAGTAACACCCTCATCAACATCATTGTCGTCAAACCATTTAACATTAGGAATGTAAACATTTTGTTTGACATCAAAATCACACGAATCTAAACACTTTTGAGCAGCTTTAGAATCATGAAAAGGGAGGTTTAAATAATGCTTCTCAAACTCTTCTCTACACTTATCCATTCTTCACCACCACAAATCTAAATTTCTTATCCTTTGGAACCCAGCCGCAATAACCACAAACCAGCCCGCCTTTTGATCTACCGCAGAATGGGCACATAGCTAAAAATCCTCCACTTTGCAATTCTGCGAAATGTGGTTTTCTGGTTTGTCTAATACTTCGCAGTCAATGCGGAGCCCTATCTGCTTTTCTGCTTCAGTTGCTTTGCGATACCTATCAAGTTTCTTCTTAGCAATTGTTATGATTCCAAAGTCTTTGCTAAAGCCATGAAAGTAGTGCTTATGTTCGTACAGCAGCTCAACAAGACCTGAATTAACAGCCATTTGATTAACTAGGATGTCGCCTTTTTTAAACTCACTCATGGCTGGCTCCTTTCTCACGAATAAACTGTTCTGGTTTCATACCGCCTCCTTGTAACGTTTAGTAATGGCTTCCTGCTTAAGCTGGTCTAGCATTTTTAGCTTTCTTAATTTCTAATAGAGGTTCGCTGCTGCTCTTGTTTCTTTTTTGCGAGTGCCGAGGTTGTAATCTCTACGCAGCTTCATCATTGATGTGTAATCTACAAATTCGATCATGCTGCTAGCTCCCCTTTAACATTCAGGATGTCTTTTGCGTATTGAGTTGCCTTGTAATGATTTTTCCCAACACGCTCGAAATATTTCCACTCAACAAATTTTTGAAGATTGCTGTAAATTGTTCCTCGATTGAAATCAAACACCGATTCCTTCACATCTTTGACACTGAAAGGTGCAGTCGCACGACACCCAAACATGAGCAAGCTAAGCTGATCATCAAAGTTCAATTTCTTTGTTCTATTTACTGTTTTCACGCTGCACCTCTCTCTTCTTCTCCTGAACTGTGGTACTCAGCCATGGCATAAAGCTTTGCCATTGATTTGTCACAGTTCCGATCAGACATGATTTGTGGAATACGTGATTCAACATATGCTGTACGCTTGTCAAAATCCTCTTTTGTCATTGGAGTTGCTTCTGCTTTTTCCTCGCTGCCAGTTTTGGCATACAGAACACTGAGATCTATTTGAGGTGGCTTAGACCATTTCGTCTGCGTAATCCCTTTTTCAACAAACTCATTCACTACATCAACATAGTTATCTTTGAATGCTTCATATGCGTAATACGAAGAACGCTCATAGCTATTCGAGTAGTTGAGATTTGAAAACATCTCATAACAACGGTTGTAAGCTTCTTTTTCTGCATTTGTAATTTCAACATCACGGTCAGAAAGCCATTTGACAATGTTAGCTAAAGCTGCATTCTTCTTTTTGAATGAATCAACTGCACGCTGCTGCTCAGTACCGAAACCTTGAACACCTAAACACCACTTGCGGAACATTGCAGGATCAGGGCAGTAGCCACTGTCACGGACCATGCAAAGGCCTTTATCTATTTGTTCACGAGTAAGTCCATCAATGCAGATCTTCATTGCATGATTGATTTGTTCTGTTTTAATTCCTTCAAACGTTTTCTCAAATGAGCGAGGTGCAATCGCTTTGAAGATGCCAACAACTTTTGCTGAGTTGATATGTTCTACAGCGTTTTGATTGTTAGAAACCATACTGTTCATTGCCTGCCTCCTCTTTTGCGATTAGCTCTTGAATTTCCGACATGCGAGTTGAAGCTTGGCTTTGATTTACAAAACCATGATTCTGTTGTTTAGGTGCAAATAAACCTAGATAGTTGCCCGAGATTGCTGTTTTAAGAGACTGGTTAGATCCTTGAAAGCCCCATGCTTTTAAGTCTTTGTAAATAACATTCAAAGCATTCTTGGTTAGTTTGGTATTTGCTTTTTGAGAACGGAAAGCAACGTATTGTTCCCAAAGTTCAAGATCACAAAGGTTTGCAAAAGTGGTTTTAGTAAGTTTGATAACTTCATCAAAACTTAACTTGCGTACTTTGTCTTTGCGTTCTTTTTCTGCTTTTGCTTTCTCTTCAGCTTCTAGTTTTTGTTGTTCAAGAAAAACTTGTTTCTTGTTTTCCTGATAAACAAAAAAATGATTCTCAAGTGGTTTGTTTGAGCGAAGCGAGTTAAATAAATTATCTATAATTAAATATCTATAAATAATATCTATTGTGTCTTTAGTTTCTAAAGTACCTTGCGCTTTAGTTTCTAAAGTGGTGCTATTTAGTTTCTGAAGTGCTTTAGTTTCTGAAGTGCTTTTATTACTAAAGTGCTCAACAAGTGAAATCTCATTTAATTTGTACTTGTTTCCTAGCTTTGGATTGGTTGCAACAATAGAGATAACACCATACTCAATTAACTGCTTTAAACCTGCACGAACTGTAGCTGTGCTCAACTTACGAACATGCTCTTCTAGGCCTTCAATTTTTTTGCCTTGTAGTTGTGAGTAGCTAACAAAGTCAGATTCTTTGTTGAATCCGCTAATGTATTCCTCTAGCTCGGCATAAACGTTACGAGCAGCATCACCAAGAAATGGCTTAACTTCATTCCGATAAAGCCGACTAGACATAACGTAGCCTTTGTCGAATTTATCTGACATGGCTGTTCGCTCTTTTTTCTTAGCAGTAGATGGGTGCAACGTAATAACGTTGTCCTCCTCCTGCTTATGTGCTAAATTTGTTTTCATTCATTGCCCCTGTAATGAATATCGAAGCCTGATCCACGAAATCAGGCTTTTTTAATGTCTGCTGTTTCTGAGCGCACGGATAAATCTGAATGCAGCTCATGGTTTTTATCGTTCTCTGTTAAGCCGAAAATCTTTTGTTTAATCTTTGTCTCAGCTTTCAATTGTTGGAGATGAGGCTTGATTAAAGTTTCGTACACATACTCACTTGCACCCTGTCCTGCTCTTAGCATTTCAGCCAATAAAGCCAACTGTTCTTTGTGGTCTGTAGGCATATGGATGGTGATTGACGCATCCTTCTTAGGTTTACGTTTAGTCATGGTTTTTCCTAGGCAGTTAATGCTTGACGGTCAGCCTTTAGCTTTCCATTTGTTAATACTTCAAAGGCAGCTTGCGTTCTTGGTGGTATGCCTTCTTGCTCCCATTTGGTAATACCTGAGCGTGCTTTTTTGATTTTCTTGGCTAGTTGAGAGTTATTTTCTACACCGTAGAACTCCCTCAAATGCTCTACATTCATATTCAAATTCCTGAACATATTAATTCAACTTATTGAACAATATGTTCAAGCATTTGTCAAACTTCTTGTTCATAATTTTGAACATCTGATATAAGGTTTTGAACGATGGATAATTCTGTTTCTGATCGCATTCAATCTCGAATGGCTGAATTAAAGTTATCTCAAGCGGATTTAATGAGACTCACTGGCGCTGCCAGAGGAACTGTTTCTGGTTGGGTAAATGGAAGTAATAATCCGAGCGCAAAGCACATTGAGGCGCTAGCAACCGCATTAAAAACAACATCCAGATGGATTCTTACTGGAAAAGAAAAACAAAATTTGACCAACTTCAATATGCAAGAATTTATGGATAAACATGGTCTATCTAAAAAAGATGAATCATCATTTGATGTGAATGATATTCAAAGCCCGTCAGTAGTTGAGTATGGTGGGGATGATGGGTTTATCTGGATTGATGTTGTAGAGGCAAGTTTTTCTTGTGGCACGGGGGAGTCTATAGATTTTCACTTTGATGTGATCAATGGAAAACAGCCATTCCCACCTGGTTTCTTTAAACAAAAAAATGTTCATCCTGATTGCATGCGCATCATCAAGGCTAAAGGCGACAGTATGGCGGACAAGATTGATGATGGGGATTTGGTTGGCATTGATATATCTCAAACCGACATTATTGATGGTCAAATTTATGCTGTTTACTTTGAGGGTGAAGGCATGATTAAGCAGATTTTCAAGGAAGAAGGCGGGAAACTGATTCTGCACAGCCTAAATCCTAAATATAGAGATCGTGAAGTCACGGAGCAAAATGGATTGAATTTTAAAGTTATGGGTCGCCAATTTTGGCGTGCAGGTTAAAAAAGGAGAATGGAATTGGACAATTCAAAACTACCAATTAATCAAATTACTGCCCGTATTAATGATGCTGCAAGAAGTGGCGAGTCGATGGTTCTGACTGCTGAAGAAGTGAGAATCCTTTCAAAAGATATCGGTGATAAGGTCTTTATTCCTGTACTTACGAATGAGCAAGTCGTTCAGTTGGTAAAAGAAGGAAAACTGGGGCAGAAAATTAATAACACTAAAGATTAATAAACTGTGAACCCGACACAGTACTTAAGTCGAATGATGGTAGACATCACTCCACTTTGTCGGGTTTTGGTTTGGGAATTAATTAGGTTAAATTCAGCAAGTTCTAAAATAAATCTAGTATAATACTATGTATCTACAAGAGGCTTTTAAACATTGATGGTTTTTGAGTTGGTTAAACACTCACCAAATGCGCTTAGGCGCTATATGACTGACATGAATGTGTCAGCGAGTGCGCTCGCCAATTTAACTAATATATCTGAAAGCAAAATCAATAAATCTCTGGTTGAAGTTGAAGTATTTAAGCTTAGCCAATTAGAAACTATTTCTAAAGTTTTGTTTGTGCCAACAGTATATCTAACAACTGATAATTTTGTTTATGAGCGAAATACACCTGAATTAATAGAATTTAGAAATCATATAGATATTCCACAAGATAGATACAAAGAAAATGCTTTAGTGCAGGAGTTTTGCCAAGTTAGAGATAACTTTATATCTGTACTAAGTTCTCTGAATGAAGAGCCAAAAGCTTTTGATTTAAGGCTTAGTGGAACTAATGCTGAAGAAGATGCTCAAACAATAATTGACTATTTTGGTTTTTATACGCACACCAAAAAAACTAAAAATTCAGATGATTACTTTAATGCTTGGAGAGATATTGTAGAACTCAAGGATGTAATAGTTATAGATAGAGGGCGTGAGAAATTCGGCTCGGATGGTATGTGCTTGTACTTTGATACTGCACCCATTATTACCATTTTTAGCTCAGGACAGTCCCAATCTAGAAAGCTATTTACTTTAATTCATGAAATTGTCCATTTGGGGTTAGGTAGTAGTGTCTTTGATGGGCGATTACTAGAATCCGACAATAGTCTTGAAAAATATTGTGATCAAGTTGCAGGTTATGTCTTAGCTCCAAAAAGTATTGTAGCTGCTTGCTTCAATGAATATTTAACCATCGAAGAGAATGTCATTCTTATTCGAAAACAAACTAAAGCAAGCAAGGCTGCTATTGCTATTCAGTTAAAAATGCTTGGATTAATAAATCAAGATCAGCTTACTGATTATTTAGAGTACATCAAACCCAAAGAAAATGGTGGAGGGTTTGGTTCTAAAAAGGAAAATATGGTCTTAAAGTATTTTGGCCACAGCTTTGTTGAAAAAGTTATGAGTGCAATGTGGCAAGAGCGCATATCTTCTAATACCGCCAAAAATATTCTTGGATTCCATAAGACATCAAAACCTTCAGCTTTTAAAGAATTGCAGCAAAAGGTCTTCTAATAATGATTAAAATTAGCTTAGATACAAATGCTATATTAGACTTTTGTTACAGAAATTATCCAGAACAAATATTCAAGGAAGTATGGAGTTCTTTGGAGAGTTCCAGGCTAGCGAACCAAGTTAAGTTTTACATGTGTGAAGCTGTTTTGCTTGAAACTGAACAAAAGATTGCGGACTATAATTATGATGAATCAATTTTTCACGCCTTTCTTGATCGTTTTTGCGTCCATAAAATCAAGCCAAATGAACATGGAGCATCAGTCCTAGGTTTGAAACAAGAGTTACTGAAATATAATGCATCAAAAAATTCACACCACGTAACTAAAGATAATTACGCTGATCTCGATGTTGTTAGTTTAGCTCATCATTATGGTACAGATGCTTGTGTTATAACATGCGAACAAAGAAATCCTTTTTTAAACTGGGATGCTAAATCACAAGGTCACAACATGAAAGTCCCGAATATTTGCGAAAAGCTGAATATTGAATGTGGCAACTGGTCTTATTTATTTTCAAAACTTGGATTTTCTTTTTAATTGGTTTTAAATTTTCCTATACAACCCACCCAGTGTGGGTTTTCTTTTGTCTATTAAAGCATGAATTCAAAACATTGAACATTTTTAATTAATTTATTGAACACAGTATTGACATTAACGTTCAATTAGTTGAACATAACTCTACCGAATATTAAAAAGTCCCGAACAATCTTGACGGATGCGGGACTTTTACTCAAAGAGTGAGAAGATTATGACACAGAAAAAAGAAACAATCACTAGCTACAAAGGTTTTGACAAGAACCTTCAATGCCGTGGCTTCCAATATGAAATTGGTAAGACTTTTGAACATAAAGGAAAAGTAAAGGCTTGTGGTTCAGGCTTCCATGCTTGTGAATATCCTTTAGATGTATTTGGTTACTATGCACCAGGTGAATTAAACCGCTTTGCTGTAGTTGAGCAATCAGGGGATTTAAGTCGAGGTGATGATGATACAAAGGTTGCTAGTAAATCAATCACAATCAAAGCTGAAGTAGATATCCCATTTCTAGTTAAAGCTGCAATTGAATATACAACTTCTCGTTGCGAACCAATTAAAGAAGATTCTCCTGCTTTTACGGATAACAACTGCGGTCAAGCTATTGCTACTGGCTACAACTCAGCAAGCTCTGCTACTGGCGACTGGGCAGCAAGCTCTGCTACTGGCTACAACTCAGCAAGCTCTGCTACTGGTTACAAATCAGCAAGCTCTGCTACTGGTTACAAATCAGCAAGCTCTGCTACTGGCGACAAATCAGCAAGCTCTGCTACTGGCTACAACTCAGCAAGCTCTGCTACTGGCTACAACTCAGCAAGCTCTGCTACTGGCTACAACTCAGCAAGCTCTGCTACTGGCGACAAATCAGCAAGCTCTGCTACTGGTTACAAATCAGCAAGCTCTGCTACTGGCGACAAATCAGCAAGCTCTGCTACTGGCAACTGGGCAGCAAGCTTAACAACTGGTCACTACTCTGAAAGTCAAATAAAAGATCAAGAAGATGATCAATATGGGGTCGCAATTTCCACAGGTTATGAAGGAAAAGCTAAGGCATCTGAAGGCAGTGCAATTGTTTTAACTCATAGAAATTCTGATGGTGAAATACTCCACATTCGAGCATCCAAAGTTGGTGAAAACGGTGTAAAGGCAGACACATGGTATCAACTTGATGCTAATGGTCAGTTTGTGGAGGCATAACCATGACTGAGAATAAATATTCAATCAAGCAAGCGTTTGTTGATGGAACTTCTGGATTCTTATTGTTCTGGGTGGTGTTTTTCTTATCAGTTGGTCTTTTACGTAGCTGTGCCAACGAGCAACACGTCAACGAACTCAAAGCAAAACAGAACATGTACGTGCGCATGCAAGTGGAAGGTACACCATGATCATGGCCCTTTTAGATATCGTGCTGTTTAACCTCATCTTAGCGGTGCATTGGGGGATTATCTAATGAATATGTTAGCCAATATCTCGTTTGATGCTGCTGTATTCACAAGCCTTGAAGTGATGAATGTAGGTGTTGAGGATGGCGTTGTTAAGTTCTCTTTGTCGGTTCAAAACGCTGAGCATATTTACATCGTTGCAAGTGTCAAGGGAATTGAGAAAAACGACACTTTCGAATATGGCGAAGGCTTGGACTATCAAGACTGGAAAGACGTGGATTACACCATGATGACAGTCGATTCAAGTAGCCGTCCCCATGTCGATCATTTTGATTATGTAGATGCAATAGAAGGTATGCCCTTTGCCCTTACTTCTACTCAAATCCTTAAGTTGAATGAGTACTTAGAAGAACTGGCAAGAGAAGAAAAAATCAATGAGTTGAGAGGTGGGTGGTGGGAACTAGACATTTAATTTATGTGCAGCACAACAATGAATACAAAGTTGCAAAATACGGTCACTGGGATGGTTTAGATAAAAACACTTTTGAAGTTTACCAAGGCTTCAACAAGGCGCCTCTTGATAGTAGTGAAAGGTTTGCATCTATTACTTCACCAGATAGCAACGAAGGCTACTACCAAGTGAAATTCTTAGAGTCATTTGATTTAGATAATTTGCCATCTGAAGAAGACTTTATTGCTCAGTTAGAACGTGAAAAGAATTAGGAGAAGATTATGAATGCGCCGGTTAAAACAGAAAATCATTTGAGTGTTCAGCAAGAATCTCCAATCGATAAAACTTTATCAATGATTGAGCGTATTGCTTTAGATCCAAGCTCAAACGTTGCAAAGCTAGAAAAAATGATTGAGCTGCAAGAACGCGTAATGAAAACGCAGGCTAAGCAAGCTTATGACAATGCAATGGTTCTAGCTCAATCAGAAATGCCACCAATCGATAAGTTTAAGAAAGGTCATAACAGCAATTACGCACCACTTGACCACATCATGTCGATTGTTTTCCCAGTGTTGAAGCGCAACAACTTATTTGTGCGTTGGACTTCTGATCCTAAAGAAAATGGCTCGTTATGTGTGACATGTATTTGCTCTCATGTGGGTGGTCATAGCGAAACATCTTCAATGGATGTGAAGGAGGATCGAGGCGGAAGCAAGTCAGATATTCAAGGCATGGGTTCGGCTTTTACTTATGCAAAGCGCTACACCCTATCCGCCCTTCTTGGTCTTGTGTTGACGGATGATACTGACGGAGCACGTATCAACCTTAAGGTTACTGATGCTCAAGCAACAATGCTGCGCAACAAATTGAAGTTCTTTAAGCCAGAAGCTTTAGAAGCCTTCAAAGCAAAAATTGGTTGTGAAGTTGAAGAATTGCCACGTGGTGATTTTGATTACTGGTGTTCATACATCGACAACCAAATTAATAAGCTCATGGCAAATCAAGGAGAAAAGAATGCAAATCCTTGATTGTGAGCAAGGTTCAAGAGAGTGGTTAGAAGCGCGAGCAGGTCTAATCACCTGTTCGGAGCTTGAAGCGGTTTTCTCTAAAAGCAAAGGAAAAGAGCTATTTGGTAAGGCTGCCATCACTTATATGTATGAGTTGATTGGTGAGCAAATCACTGGTGAGCCTAAAGAGAGCTTTTCGGGTTTTCATACTGAGCGCGGACATGTTCATGAGCCAATGGCTATTGAACTTTATGAAATGCAGACAGGTAATGAAGTTGGCAAGTGCGGTTTCATTATTGGTGAGAAATTTGGATATAGCCCTGACGGCTTAGTGGGCGCAAACGGCCTGACAGAAGTTAAGTCAAAGCTGCCAAAGCTACAAGCACAGATCCTTTATGAAGGTGTTTTACCGCCAGAGCATTACTACCAATGCATGGGTGGTATTTCAGCAGCAGAACGTGAATGGATTGATTTCATTAGCTACTGCCCTTCAATGCCTTTGTTTATAAAGCGTCTATACCGAGACGAAAAAGTAATAACAGAAATTAATAACCGAGTTGATCAATTCTTAGAAGAACTGGACAAGCGGAAACAAGTGATTTTGGGAGCAGCAGCATGAAAAAAATCGAATTAAACACAATTAGCGGTACTTCTGACCAAATCGCTGAGGAAATCTTTAATTGGAATAACTCAGTTATGAAAGCGGAAAGTAAGGAGGGGTAATGGAAATTGATCGTCGTGTACGTGCTAAAGAGTTTATGTACCTTCTATCGATCCAGAAGGATAAATTCTATGAGTGGGTAAATTCTGGAAAAATCAAACAACCCATTCGCGTAAGTAAAACAGATGTATTTTGGTACTCTTCATACGTTAAGCAGAAAGTTGAAGAGTATAAGCAAGAATCTGATATAGTAGCCCACATCTAG